GCCTGCTTTATTGCTGGCATGGGAGATATAATACAACATCTGGTTGTATACGCAAGAGGGTAGAGCAATCTTTTTTAAAATATTTTCAATCGTGTATAATCCCTGTAAATCAATTGCTCTCAGGAGCCACTATGCCATTGAAAAAAGGGTACGGTAAGAAGACAGTCTCAGCCAACATCAAGACAGAGATGAAGTCAGGCAAGCCTCAGAAGCAGGCTATTGCCATTGCTCTGTCGATGGCTAAGAAGTCCAAGCCAGTGAGGTATGAGTAATGCCAGCGGGCAGACCCAGCAAGTACAACGATGAAATAGTGGCAAAGGCCAGAGCCTACGTTGATGGTGGTTATCTTGCCTGTGGGGATGTTATACCCCAGATGGCGGGACTGGCTATTGAGCTAAGTATCTCGCGGGAGACCATATACGACTGGTGCGACGACCCTGAAAAGAAAGAATTTTCTGACATTGTTGCTAGATGCTTGAGAGCGCAAGAGAGAAGGCTGCTCAACGGCTCTCTGACCGGTGATCTGAACCCCACTATTGCCAAGCTGATACTCACTAAGCATGGGTACTCAGAGAGAGTGCAGAACGAGCACACAGGCGAGAATGGTGGGCCTATAGAACATGACTGGACCGTGAGGCTAGTCAATGCCTGAGATGACTCTTCCAGCTAGGCTGAGACCACTGATAACTACTCCCAAACGATTTAAAATATTGATAGGGGGAAGAGGATCAGGTAAGTCTCAGTCGGTTGGGGACATCTGCCTAATGGATGCCCAGACAAAGGGTATCAAGACAGCTTGCTTTCGAGAGTATCAAATCACAATGGATGATTCGGTGCTCTCCCTGCTTTCGGGTGAGATAGATCGGCTTAAACTTAAAGGCTTCACTGTTCAAGCTAACAGCATCCAGTTCAAGGGTGATGACGCTTTCAAGTTTAGGGGATTGGCGAGGAACCCAGAGGGCATCAAGTCAATGTACGGCTTTAAGAGGTTCTGGGTGGAAGAGGCCCAGACTATAAGCCAAGACTCTCTCAAGGCTCTGACTCCAACCCTTCGTGAGAGTGACTCCGAAATCTGGATGACGGCCAACCCAAGATCAATTGCAGACCCGTTCAGCCAAAGGTTCATCAAGCCCTTCGAGAAAGAGCTGAGGGCCAATGGGTACTATGAAGACGATATGCACATCATTGTGTGGATTAACTACACCGACAACCCGTTCTTTCCGGCGGTGCTTGAACAGGAGAGGGCATACGACAAGGCAAACTTGTCTACAGCTCTTTACCGGCACATCTGGCTAGGCGAGTTCTACGACGAGGTTGAGGACTGTATTATTCCTGTGGATTGGTTTGAGTCGGCCATTGATTCTCATGTGAAGCTAGGCTGGAAGGGTGAGGGGGCTATCATTGCTTCCCACGATCCAAGTGACACTGGTGGAGACTCCAAGGGCTACGCTGTCAGACATGGCAACGTGGTCTTAAACGTCACAGAGAAGACCACAGGTGAGGCAGCAGACGGCATGGACTGGGCCTTAGACCTTGCGCTGGCTGATAGGGCGGATTACTTTGTGTGGGACTGTGATGGCTTGGGCGTTTCTCTCAAGCGACAGGTAGACGCTGCCTTGGAGAGCAAGAAGGTCGATTACGTCATGTACAAGGGTTCTGAGTCTCCAGAGGATGCTGAGTCTCCCTACTCGGACGGCGGAAGTCAGAGAGCAAAGAGCAATCGAGAGACCTTTGCCAACAAGCGGGCACAGTATTATTGGAGGCTCCGAGACAGGTTTGAGGCTACCCACAGGGCTATCAGTAAGGGTGAGTACGTCAACCCAGATGATATGATCTCCCTGTCCTCGAAGATTGAGAAGATCGACCAGCTCAGGTCTGAGGTGTGCAGAATCCCTATCAAGAAGACCAACAGCGGCAAGATACAGATCATGTCCAAGATCGAAATGGCAAAGAAGCCCTACGAGATACCCAGCCCGAACATGGCTGATGCGCTGATGATGGCAATGTACAGGCCTAAGCCCAAGTTGGCGCAGGTCAAGCAGATCAAATTTAAAGGATGGCAATGATGGCTAAAACCGACACTGATTACAAAATAGACTTCGAGAGTCATCAGTCTATTCTTAACCTTCTGTCTGCTGCTCAGGAGGCTGATCACGATAACCGTGAGAAGGCCAGAGAAGCGCACCTCTTTGTGGACAAGCGTGACGGACAGTGGGAACCGTACTGGTGGACGAACAACGCTGGTAAGCCTCGATACACATTCGACCAGGTCAATCCAATTATCGATCAGGTTACTGCGTCCATTGAGCTTGCAGACTTCGACATCAAGGTATCGCCAATGTCAGGCCCCGCGTCCAAAGAGACTGCGATGGTCATTGATGGGCTGGTGCGTAACATCGAGGCAATCAGCCGAGCCAAAGACATTTACGTCAATGCCGGTCGAGGAATGGTCACCACTGGCTACGATGGCTGGATGATTAGCCACAAGTATTCTGATCCGCAATCGTTCGACCAAGACTTGGTGATTGAGCCTGTTGCCAATTTTATCGACCGAGTCTGGTTTGACCCTGCTTCTTATCTGCAAGACAAGTCAGACGCTCAGTACGCTTTCCTGCTTCACGCTATGTCAGTTCAGGAGTACGTCAAGCGATACCCTGAAGGCTCTCAAGCGTCCGTCTCGATAGATAGAGAGGGTGACGCATATTATGACAAGGGCCAAGTGATCGTTGTCGGGCAGTTGTTCTACGTCAGCCAAGAAGCAGTTGAGCTGGTGCTAATGAGTAACGGCGCTGTTTATACAGTCGATGACGACTTCAAGAAGGTGAAGGACGAGCTGGTACAGCTTGGCATTGAAGAGGTCAGGACTCGAAAGGCTTACAAGACGAAAGTCTATTCACGCTTCTTTGACCAGACTAATTGGCTGGAGGATGAGGAAGAGACGATCTTTGACCGCATTCCTATCATTCCGGTGTACGGCAACTTCAAGATCGTCGAGAACAAGACCATATACTGGGGTGTCGTTGAGAAGCTGCTTGATCCGCAGCGAGTGCTCAATTACAGCCTGTCACGCGAGATCGAGGAGGGTGCTCTAGCACCAAGGGCCAAATACTGGATGACCCTTACCCAAGCGGCTGGGCATGAGGACGCACTGGCTACGCTCAACACCAACAGCGATCCTGTCCAGTTCTTCAACCCTGATCCAGAGAACCCTGGCGCTCCACAGCAGCAGGGTGGCGCTCAAGTCAATCCAGGGCTGCGGACTATCTCCGAGTCAATGCGTCAGCTCATAGGACAGACGGCTGGTATGTTCGCTGCCTCAATGGGCGATAACCCTGGGCTTCAGTCAGGTGTGGCTATTGAGAGCCTGCAATCTAAGGGCGACAACGGGACGATCAAGTATTTCCGAGCACTTGAGTCTGCCATTGCTGCCACTGGCGACATTTTGGTGAAAGCTATTCCCAAGGTCTACGATGCCCAGCGCACTGTTCGCCTGTTGTACGAAGATGGCAGCAGCGAGATGCAGGTGTTGAATGAGCCGATCATTGACCAGCAGACAGGTGAGATCGTCACACTGAATGACCTGGCCAAGGGCCAGTACAGCGTGAGCTGCCGAGCAGGTCCGTCATTCCGCAACCGTCAGCAGGAGACCATCGAGACCATCATTGAGATTGCCAAGGTTGATCCGTCAATCATTGGCATGGCTGGCGACATTCTCCTGAATGCAATTCCTACCAGTGCAGCAACTCAGATTGGTGAGCGCAAGCGTTTGCAGATGATGGCTCAAGGTCTTATCCCACAGACCCAATTGACCGAGGAAGAGAAGGCTCAGATGGCCCAAAGCGCACAGGGTCAAGAGCAGCAGCAAGACCCAGCAATGGTATTGGCGCAGGCTGAGATGGCAAAGGCTCAAGCAGAGCAGATGCGAGCACAGGTCGAGGTCCAGAGACTTCAGTTGGAGACAGCGAAGATTCAACTGGAAGCCCAGAAGATGCAGATGCAGGTGCAGGCAGATCAGGCTACTCAGCAATTGGATGTGTTCAATGCACAGACCCAGCGCATGAATACGCAGATCAAAGCTCAACAGGCTGGAGCCAGCATCGAGAAGGATGCAGTCGATACTCAAGGCAAGCAGATCGATAACCAATTGAAAATCGTAAGCGCACTCAATCCGTTCAGGAGCCAGATATGAATCCACTCGAAGGCATGACCATTATCATTGAGCAGGAAGAACCGTTCACTGCCAAAATCAATCGAGCCAATCGAGCCAATGTGATTGAGAACTGGAAGTTCGGTCCTGAAGAGACCACCAGTGACAACACTGACTACTATCGAATGATGGCTAAGGCGTGGAGTGTAAAACCAGCAGAGGCCCGCAGGCAGATGTGCGGCAACTGCGAATACTTCCACAACTCACCTGAAAAGCTGGAGTACATAGAAGTAGTTCCAGAGGATGAGTATGACGCTGACGGCGGTGGTCGAGGCTACTGCGAGAAGTTTGAGTTCGTATGCCACAACCTGAGAGTGTGTCAGGCGTGGGAGTCGAAGGAAGAAGAGGAGTATTAATCATGCCACAGTCAGCACTCAGACAGTTTACTCCTCAGTCAGCAGAGCCTGCTGTACGCTCCTACAATCCATTCAACCCTGCGTTCAGGGAGACGATGAGATCGGGCATCACAGACCTTCTAGGGGGTCGAGCAATGGGCGGCACTCCTTCGCAGCGATACAGGGCTGGCATGGCTGATATGCTCACGGGTGCTGTGGACTTTGTGCCAGGCGTTGGTGAGGCTGTGGGCGTGACTGACACTGTGCAGGCTGCGAGGGGTGGGAACTACGGCACTGCTGCCATCCTTGGTGGAGCGACAGCTCTGGGAATGTTGCCTGTGGTGGGGGATGCTGCGAGCAAGGCTGTGCGCGGGGGGCTGGATATGTCTACGGCTGCGAGGATGCAAAGGGCAGCAGAGCAGGGCAAAACCGTTGACGTATATCATGGAACCAATGCTGACTATTCTAGTTTTGACCCAGAGCGACTTGATATTGGGCTTCACGTTGGAACGCCAGAGCAGGCAGCAAACCGGCTTCGTGACACGGCGAATCCTCTGATTGGCGGCAGGTCAAGCTATTACGCTTCCGGCGCAAACATTTTGCCGTTAAAGGCCAATCTTGGGAATTCTCTGGTCATGCCGGACGTTGGCGATTGGGGGGATAGTTTGCAGGTGCTGGAGGAGCTGAAAAACGTAAAAGGCTTTGATAAGTCTAAGATACAAGCATTGATTGATGATGCAGAGGAGGCAATGTCAAGCTCATCTCTCAAGGGCATGACATGGACTGAAACGCCAGAGAACAAATCCTTTTTAAACGAGATCAAGGATATTATCGCGGGCAGAGGGTACGACTCTATCAAATATCAAAATGCTGTTGAGAATGACTATTACGACCTTGCAGACATTACGGATGAAGCCAAAAACATAAAGCGCGAACTGGGCTATGGGCTGGATTATTTTGAAAGAAAAGTTAGAGGTAGAATGCCGAGAATTCCCGAGGTGAACGACCCTGACGTTGCAGAGAGAATGCAAGAATATTTAGGCGCTAAATTTGATGACTATATTTTGCCAGAAGAAGCGCAGGCAATGGACTCTCTAAAGGCACAGATGCGAGCAGTGGATAGTGACCCCAAGTATCTGAAAGACACTAGCTCTTACATAATTTTAGACCCTGCTCGAAATGTAAGCTCCAGATTTGCTGCCTTCGACCCATCCAAGCGTGGCAGCGGGAACATAATGGCAGGCGCAGCAGGAGCGGCAGCCGGCCTTTCAGCACTGCGCGGGCTTCAGAGCGACGAGCAAGAACGAAAGCCTGATTAGCGAATCTGACCAACTATTGTGACTTCTGACCAATAGTGCTAAATTGTAAACAGGCCACCAGACCTTTTCTGGGCATCTCACCTATAAGGGCAAATTATGACGCAACCAGGCGACTACGAGTTTGATGACACTCCTGATGAGGAGCAAATTGAAACGCAGGAGGCTGAAGATCAGCCAGACGTTGAAACTGACGTCGAGGATGATTCCGAATCGTCA